GGTCTCGTTATCGAAGTTCCGTCCGGAACGGCTTGACGATGGTACAATCGTTATCCGTTGGATCACCGAATCTGAGTTGAACAACGCTGGTTTCAATATCCTGCGTAGTGAAAAACGAGACGGTGCATTCACGAAGATTAACACTTCATTGATCGCAGGTCAAGGC